ATTTGAATCTGTCTGGAACGGATCAAACTGGGTCGGACGATGGCCTGACGAAATCCAGGAAACCGATCTCTATGATTTTCTTCATTTCTTTGAGATTGAATGTGCAGGCATGGGGTCCATCCCCACAATATCCGATGAAGGCGGCTTATACCATATCACAGACTGGCTTGGAAATTTCCCGACAGCTAAAGAGTATGGAATCACCCCAGATACCACAGACGCCCGTCTCCAGGAAATCGCCAACATTATCGAGTCAGAAGCAAAGAACGACGATGTAGTCTTGTATGGTGACATCTTTGACTACCTTCAGCAGATCCGGGACGAGCTTTCAGAGGAGCAGAACGCATGAACATCATATACGAACCACGAGGAAAAGCCCGCGAGTATTCAGAGCTTGCGGCCAACCTCTATTCCGGTTGTGATCATGGTTGCACCTACTGCTATGCCCCGGCGGCACTCCGGAAAACCAAAGAGGCGTTTGTCATCAGTAAGCCCAGGGACAACGTAATCCGCAAACTTGCCGCTGACGTTGCTGAGATGAGCCGGAACAATGATCAACGAAACGTCCTCCTTTGTTTCACGTGCGACCCCTACCAACACATTGAAACAGAGCACCACCTGACCAGGCAAGCGATCCAACTGTTCAACGACAACAACATCCACTATACGATCCTGACAAAAGGCGGCAAACGAAGTGAACCAGACCTGGACCTTATCGCAACAAGACCCGACCTCGGCACGTATGCCTGCACGTTAGTGTTTGTCGATGAAGACCACAGACGGCACTACGAACCAAACGCCACCCCCACGCAAGAACGGATCGAAGTTCTGGAAAAAGCACACCGTATGGGGATCAGGACCTGGGTATCACTTGAACCCGTATTCGATCCATACCAAACCGTCGAACTCATCCACCGAACACAAGGATTTGTGGACCTGTATAAAGTAGGCAAACTCAACTACCTCCAGGAAGCAAAATCAGTCGATTGGAACAAGTTTGGTCACGATGTAACCGACCTGCTTGAATCATACGGTAACAACTACTACATCAAAAAAGACCTGGTAAGGTGTATGGCATGACTGAAAAGAATGTCTATGCCAACCTCACTATTTCTTCTGACGTTTATCATAAGTTCAAACAGATTTGCGACGAGAAAGGCCTGAAATACGGTAAAACTGTTGAGAACATGATGAGAAAATTCAACAATAATCAAGGGGGTCCACCTTGAAACCATTTGGAGATGTTGGCATGGTATGACAGTTAGAATCACGAATGAAACAATGGCGAAAGCCTTACGGAAATCCCACGGCAATTTAAAATTAGCCGCGGAAATGATCGGCTGCAACAGAGAAACTATTCGCATACGTGCAGCAAGTTCGAAAAAGTTACAAGACATCATCCACGAAGAAAGAGCATCTATTTTAGATATCGCAGAATCCGCGCTTTACAACCGTATATTAGACGGCGACATGCGGGCGATAGAGTTCACGTTGAGAACCATCGGCAAAGACCGGGGGTATGTTGAGAAACGGCAGGAAGAGATCACCGGCAAAGACGGCGGGCCGATAGAGAGTGTCGTGATCTATATCCCCGACAACAACCGCGATCCGCACCCCCCTAATAAAAAAGAACCATGATCCAAAAGAACGAGAAAACCCCGATCAAAAAAGAGATCCGGCCACAGCCCGGCCCGCAAGAGAGGTTCCTATCTTCACCTGCTGACATAGTGATCTACGGCGGATCCGCAGGGTCAGGAAAAACGTTCGGCCTGTTACTGGACCCGCTCCGGTATATCAAAACCGTGAAAGGGTATGGGGCGGTAATCTTCAGGCGCGAGACCCCGCAGATCACCAACGAAGGCGGGCTGCTGGACGAATCGAAAGAGATCTATTATTCCCAGGGCGGTATAGTCCGGGAATCACCCAAGATCGATTGGTCGTTCCCGCCATATAACAACCGGATCCATTTTGATCATCTGCAATACGATAAGACGGTTACCGGTTACGACGGCGCTCAAATCTGTTATATCGGGTTTGACCAGCTCGAACATTTCAGCGAGTACCAGTTCTTCTATATGCTTTCCAGGAACAGGTCAACGTGTGGTATCAGACCATGTATCAGGGCGACCGCCAACCCGGACGCCGATTCGTGGTTAGCCAGGTTCATATCATGGTGGATCGACCAGGACACCGGGTATCCTATAGAAGAACGGGGAGGCGTCCTGCGATGGTTCATCCGTGACGGCTCGCAGTTGGTGTGGACTGATACCCAGGAAGAACTCGAAGAGAAATACAACCGGCAGGCCAAGAGTGCAACCTTCATCCCGGCGAAACTGTCAGACAACCCGATACTCGAACAGGTCAACCCCGAGTATAGGGGCAACCTGCAGGCGTTATCGTTTATCGAACAGGAACGGCTCCTGCATGGCAACTGGAAGATCCGGGCAGAAGGCAAGAAAGTGTTCAACCGTGAATGGTTCGAAGTCATTGACCGGACGCCGCCGGGGTTGACAAAGATCGTCCGGTTCTGGGATATGGCAAGCACAAAGAAGAGCAAGAAAAGTGCTGACCCTGATTACACCGCCGGATTGAAAATGGGCATTACCGGTGGCATATACTACGTGCTGGACTTGTTTAGAATCCGTGATAATCCGGGCGCAATAGAAGCAGCACGAGCGATGATCACGAACCAGGACGGCCCAACAGTTAAGGTCCGTGAAGAGCAGGAAGGCGGTGCGAGCGGTAAGACCGCGATATTCCTGGCAGCCCGGGACCAGTTTAGAGGGTATGACTATCTCGGGGTTCCCGGGAGCGGGTCGAAAGAAGCCCGGGCGGTCCCCGCGTCACGCGCCGCCTATAACGGACTGATCAAAGTCGTGCGGGCACCGTGGAACGACGCCTTCTTTGCAGAGATCGAAGCGTTCCCCGACGGTAAACACGATGATATAGTTGACGCTCTATCAGGGGCGTTCAACGATCTGGCAAGCACGTTAAGGAACGCCACCAACGAACCGACAGCAGACGAAGCGGTGGTATCCGTAGTAGAAGACGACCATACTAACTTCTTTGGTGAACCTGACAACGATTTAGGGGATATCTGGTAGAGAGAGAAAAAAGGGGGATCATACTACAATGGCAACAGAACGTAAGAGAAAATCCGACAAACCCGAAGAAGGGGTGACATACTACTTCGCGCCCGGTGGGTTTGAATACAAGTCACCGAAGATCAACGCTGACGAGATCGCGAAGATCATTGAGAACAAGGTGATAGACGAAGGTCTGACCAAACAGCAACGTATCCTGTTCCAGCACGACGTGAAAGTTTCGGTGTTCGACACGAAAAAGAAAGAAGTTGACGCCGACCTGACCGCCGCACTGGAAGACATGACCGCCGACGTGTCGATAGACTTCGCGTTACAACGCGCCTGGCGTGACACCGCAGAATGGGGCCCGGCACTGATCAACCCCGTCTGGGACTACGAAGGGTCAGAGTTCCGGTTACTGAAACTGAAACGATTACCGCCTGAAAGTTTCGCCGATTTAGGTCCGACAGTAACCTACGTCTACAACAGGATTCTGCCGGGTATCAGCATCAACGACAAGACGGGGCAGGTAGAATATTGGCAGCGTGACAGTAAAGGGATCATGCACCAGCTTACCAACGTCGAAATGCTGACCGACCCCGTGAAAGCGCAGTTAGGCGGTTCACCATCGATCCTGCCGGTATTCCCTTACGTCAAAATGTTGACCCATTCGTGGATGCGCCAGATGCAGAAAGTGAACATCTACGGGTCAGGGGGTATCTGGTTCCTGAAAGTTGACGACCCGACAGGTGACGATAAAAAGTTCGCGCAGAACCTTGTCAACAACGTCAGTTCTACCAACCGGTATCAACTCCGGCCTAACATGTCGGTTGAGAACCTTGGCGTGACGGAGAGCGGGTCCGCGTTGGAAACAATCACCCAGTTAGGCATGGAGATCCGGCAGTTCTTCACCCCGGCAGGCCTGATCCAGAAAGAAGGCGGGAACACCTTGATAGGCGGGTCAAGCGGTCCGGAGTTCGAACTGTATACGAGTTTCATTGCCGGGACGCACCGGTGGTTAGAATCGTTCGCGCACCGGCTCCTAAAACCCTGGCTTGTCTATAACGGATACCAGGAGAAAGGGTTTCGGATCGTCGTTGACATCCCCGAACCCACGATCGACCGGTCAGAGACCTATATCAAGATCCATGACAGCGGCAGTGACCGTGGCAGCTTACTACCGAACGAGAAACGGGCACTGTTACGAGCGTCGTTACCCCAATCCGCAGGTATCGACATATCCGACCTTGATGATACCGGGCTGGCCGAACTTGACGCATACAACATGAAGTCCAACCCGCAGGCCGTGACCGCACAGATGGCGAAACTCAACGCGATCAAAGATGCGTTCGGCGCGAACAAGTTAGACCCGACGTATGTCTTAGGGAAGGCTGGCACCGATAAGGCCCGGAAACTCTACCAGGCAACATTAGGTATCGAGGAGGGGGAATAGCATGACCAATCATACACCCCCTACTCAGATCGCCCGGAATGAGCAATCTATAGCGCCCGCAAATGGCGGCAATTTGAAGGACGAAGAGAGCACATAAGAAATGCCTGACATCCCCGAAGACCCAACCCAATCCGACTGGCTGGTCCTGGACCTATTGGACAAGCTCAACAACCTGTTTGACCGGGCGAAAAAAGACCTTGTGAAGATCATAGATCCCGGTGAGACGAAGACCAGCACGAAACCACTCCTGCAGCAACAGCTAGACCAAGTTGACGGCGTATTCAAGACCGTCAACCTTGACGGGAAAGACATTATCGGCCCGCACATGAGCCAATCGTATGAACACGGTCAAATGTATGCCGCGATCCGGTTAGGCCATTCAGAAGACGATATCCAGCGTGCCACCTGGAAGAAAGTCGGCGGTCACGTAATCGAAGCGCAATCTAACTTTAAAGGACTGACAGACGACGTGGCGAAGAACGTCCGCCGTGTAATCGCTGACGGGATCACCAACGAGCGGACGGTCAAACAGATATCCAAAGATATCCGCGACCAGGTGGACACGATTGGGAAAACACGAGCAGACATGATCGCCCGCACGGAGACCATGAAAGCCGTCAATGTGGGCGTGAAAGACAAGTACCGGTCTGCAGGTATTGAAGTAGTAAGGTGGTTGGCAACGATCCAGCCGGGCCGGACGTGTGAAGAGTGCAAGGCATTAAACGGCAAACTGTTCCCCATTGACAAAACGCCGCCCATCCCCAAACATCCGCGCTGCCGGTGCACGCTATCACCTGTCCCCGATCCGGATTGGAGTGAAGTCGAAGGTTGGGACGGTGAGAAGGTAACACCACCGAAGGAGAAGAAGAAAGGAGCAAAAGTATCAGATGAATGGAACAAACGCGTTGACAAAGAACAAAGATCCAAAATTGATCAAGAAGTTTTAGAGAAATATGGATCTTTCGATCCTGAAGATATAAACGACTATAAAAATAAGGTGAACAAAAAATTAAAAGATGCCGTGGATAACAGCGATGTTAAAGTGCGGATACATAATAAAACGCTTGAAAAAGTTTTTGAAAGCGGCAGAATAAAAACACAATTTGAGTCTGGAACCTCATCCGGTATCCAAAATAGGGAAATGAGATTAGAATTTGAAAACAAATATTTTGGTTATCCAAGAGACACTCCAGATATTGAGAGGCCCATTTATGGGTATTTAACTCCGAAAGGGACCACTCCAGAAAAAGACGTATCGACACTATCACAATATGGGGATATTGTGGTAAAATTAAAAGATTCAGAAAGGGGGCGTGTTACCTTCAATTTAGGTGACTCAATAGATCAGACCCGTGGCGGGGGGCTTAACCCAATAACCCGCCCAGTTCTTGCCCCATCAAAATTATCTGATCCAAATATAAGGTCAATTTCTTTAGAGTTGTTTGACCCTGCGAAAATTACCAAAACAAACCGCATCAAGGATAGAATGGGGAAAATAAGATATGTTGAAGCACACATTCATGGAGGGATAAGGTTATCAGATATAGCAGAAATTAAGATACAACCACACAAATATGCTGATAAAGTTCTTGAAAAATATAGGCGTATGGCTGAGGAATATGGTATAAAAATATCGATCGGATAACATGGTTAGAACATCAATAAAAGACAAATTAAAAACGGAACGCCCCACGGCCAAACCACTATCTGAAACCACGCGGAAGGAGTTATGGGAAAACGTCAAACTTGCAGAAGATTATGAGGAGGGCACCGACGCCACATATTTGATTGGAAAGCATTATATTTCTCGGAGAACCCACGGGCTAACCAGAACATACATCCACGAATTAAAAGAGGTTCCCATAAAAGATATCGCTGTAACGTCAGAAAATATGCTGGATAAGATACCGATATATAAAAATCGCGGAACGCAAGCTCCACCCGTTGATGTATCAATCCTACCTGATGGGAAATACAGATTATTCAATGGCCATAGACGGTTAAAATCAGCAATTGCACGCAAAGAGAAGAATATTTTTGTTGAGATTATCCACAAAGCAGAAGATATAACATTAAAAGGAGAATGAAAATGCAACTACCCGAACTATGTAAGAAATGCGGCGGTAAATGCTGCTTAACACACCCGTATGTAACGAAGAAAGAATTTGATTACCTTGTATCGGAGTTAGGCACCGATCTGGTCGACCAGGCCGAACCGGAAGACATGCAGAACGGCTGGATACAGTTCAAAGGCCGGTGCCCTGCCTACTCTGAACAAGGGTGCTTAATACCTGACGTGGACCACCGGCCTGTTACCTGCAGGATCTACCCGTTCCATGCGTCAGGCCGTGGTAACAACGTATTCGATCTATACCTGGACGTTACGATCTGTCCTTACTGGCAGGTCTGGGGCCAGTTCTATGATGAAGTGGTTGAAGTGTTCAAAACAGGTATGGACGAGAGTATCGAGTATCTGAAACACCTTCAGGAATCGGGTCCAGAATGAAATCAAGATTTAAAATCACGCTTGAGTTACAGAACGGCGAAACACTACTGATTAATGATGACAAGTGGGACCAATACAATCTGGTTTTAAGGGGGCACGATAGTGACAATTGTTATGCACCCATTATCCGTGAAGCCGAGATTAACGATTTAATCCCATACCGTCTTTTTACCACCCCGAACCCGATCAAGAAGCTTACTATCGAAGATGTTCCACAAACCCTACAACGAGAGTGAAGAACGGGTTATCCGGATACTCTCGCACGAAGACGATCACACCCCGGCGAAACAAGCCCGCGATTTCAGTTATTCGGAGATCGCATACTGGCTAAACTTCTTTTTGAAACAATACAACAAAGGCACTCGTAAAGCCCGTGGCGTCTACGGATTCCTGAAACGTGAATCAAGTTAATTTTATTTTCGTGAACCAATACCAACCATTATAACATTTATAGACAATATAAGGGTATGAAGACGATTGAAATCCTTGAACCCAACGAGTTTGACTACTGCCCGAAATGCGGGTATCACACACCTGAACATTGGGGGGCTGTTGGGGTCGGGATAAACTATCTAATGGTTCACTGCAGGTGT